TCGACCAGCAGCGCCTCGTCGAGCGCTTCGGCTTCAACCCGATGCTCCCGCCCCTGCCCGTCAACAAGTTCTCCGACGACGGCGTGTTCGTGCCGCAGATGCTCTACGTCGACGGCTACGAGAACGGCAACCGCACGGGATTCACCCCGCGCATCCAGGCCGCCCCGGTATTCGCCACCACGCAGACCGATGCCTTCGGCGTCATCCTCAACGCCGGCTCGAGTTCGTAAATGGCACAGCATGACATCGCAGTAGTCTGGGACGGCGACCGCAAAGTATCAGGCGCGGGCGTCTTCAAGGACGGCCAAACCACGGTCGCCGGCCCAGGCGAGAAGTTCCGAACCGATCACGAAACCGCAGAGCGCCTCGTCCGCGAGGGCAAGGCGCACTATCCCCGTCATTAGGCCGTCATAAGACGGAAGGCCGCCCAGGCGTATGTCTGTGGCTAGGAAACCCCGGAGGTGAGACCATGGCAGAGAAATTGAGAGCTTTCCGCTACCTCGGCGCGTTCGGCGCCCCGGACGACCGCAAAGGCGTCCTGCATATCGACCGACCCGACGATAAGATCAGGCCCCGCCGAGTCGTCCGCCCCGGAGAACTCGTCAAGGACCCCCTAAATCTCGAGAAGCTCGGCGCCGCGCGCATCCAGGAACTCGTCGACGAAGGCCAGGCCGAGTACCTCGACGTGCTCGAGAAGCTCGGCTTCGAGGCCGCTCTCGCCAAGGGCAAGGTCGGCGACGACTCCTCGAAAGAGGAAGTCGATACCGCAGCCCAGGCCGCCACCGACGCCGCGAAGATGAATATCGGGAAAAAGGCCATCGCCGACGCGCAGATAGCCTCCGGCGCCGCCCAGTCCGACGCCCGCCTAACAGGCGAGAGCATGGGTCCAGGCGGAAACCGCGTAGCGCCCTCGCCGCCGATCAGCACCGATCCCGAGCCCGACATCCTCGGCGGCCCCGCTGGCCCGAAAGCCTAGCCCCGCGGCCCGAGAAGGAGAAAAAACCATGACCGTACCCGCAGGCGTCACGCTCTGGTACAACGGCAACCCCTACTACGAAGGCCAGACCGTGCCCAAGGAAGCCGAGGGCCTCCTGCCCTCTGCCCCATCAGCCGCGCCGGTTTCGCCCAAGTCTCAGACCGCCCCGAGCTCCGGGAGCTAGCCATGCACGGCTGGATATGCCCTCGCTGCGGTCGAAGCCTCGCACCCTGGAAAGACTCGTGTGAGTGCTCCGGCGCTTTCTCTCTGCCCATAGTCGTCCGCCCCAACTTCGTACCCTGGCCGGGTTACCCGTCGCCCTATATCGGCGACCTGCCCGGTTTTGATCCCGTCATCACCTGCCGCGCAGGGACCGGGAGCTAGGACGTGGACGTGCGCCAGATGATCGAGCGAGACCTCGCTGTCACGCTCGAGGGGGATTACGGGGTCATCGCCACGCTCGTCGGCCCCGATGGAACCGTCTACACGACGAACACGCTAGGCAAGCCTATCGCGGGCCGCCTCGTCTATGACCATGCCGAAGTCAACGCTAATGGCGAAACGGTCATCGTCCATTCCCCCTGCCTCACCTTGCGCACGTCCACGCTTCCTAGAGTCCCGGCCTTCAACGAGCGCTGGATGATAAAAGTCCCGAAGTCCGTCACCGATCCCACCGCCTCGCTCTTCTTCCTCGACGCCGACCGACCCCCGGTAGACTCAGCCAGCATAGGCTTCAAGAAGTACTACCTCGTCGCGGGGGTGCAATCGTGAGCCGCGCCAGCGACGGGAGGGCGCCATGACCTTCCAGACGGTCAAGTCCGCGATCATTGCCCTTCTCAATGCCAGCGCCCCCGCGGGCCGCTTCTCCTTCATGGCCTACCAGCAGCAGGTCCACGACGCCGACGAGATCGCCGAGTACAACCGCCATGTCACCGCCTTCTATAAGTCCGGAAGCTTCGCCAACTCAAGCCGCCCCCGCGCCGGCATCATGCAGCACGACATGACCTTCCAAATCGACATGCTCGTGAGCGCCCACGCCCTAGTAGACCTCAAGACCCTCGACGACCCCCAGTCCACCGCCGGTCAGCGCGCCTCCGCCCTCGCCGCCTATTATGACGCCGGCGCCCACGCCGACGACCTCATGGACGACCTCTTCAGTCAGCTTTTCCAAATCTTCGAGAATCCCGTCAACTGGGACCTTGGTCTAGCGGTCGGCACGATCACCGATATCCCCGGAACCCCGCGACTGTCCAATTTCCAAAAGTCCGATGTTGCCCGCCAAGGCGAGACCGTCATCCTCGGCGCCAGCGCAGACCTCAAGATCCGATGCGCGGAGAAGACCGTCGGCGATACCACCTCGCAGCCCCTAGCCGGCATCGATTCCAGCCTAGCCATAACCGCCGATATAGCCGGCGCCAGCATCTCCCCCATAGCCCAGAGCGCCGAGGTCGACCTCGAGGGCCTGAGCCCGTAAGGAGTCACTATGCCCCTCGCCACGAATGCCTACGCCGCCGCGGTAGCCGCCAGCGCCCAGAATGCCCAGTTCTCGACCGTAGCGCAGGTCCTCCCGCGCAAGGTCCTCGTCATCGGCACCTACCTCCCGGCCAAGACGGGCATCACGAACTACACGCCCGCCCCCGTGCTCTCGCCCACCGACGCCGGAAATACCTACGGCTTCGGCTCCATGATCCACCGCATGGTGACGGGCGTCTTCGCCGGCATGAACACCGCGGGCGGCCAAGTCCCCGTCTACGTCAGCCCCGACTCGGAGACGGATATCGCGGGCGCCGCCGCGGGCGTCGGAACCTTCGCCATCACCGGACCCGCATCCGCCGCGGGAACGGCCATGTTCTACATCGACAACATCGCCTACCAGGTCACCGTCACCGCCTCGATGACCGCCACCGCCGTCGGCGACGCCCTTGTCCTCGCCATGGCCGCCGATCCCAACTGCCCCTGCGTCGGCGTCAATACCACGGGCTCGGTAGCCTGCACCGCGAAGTCGAAGGGCATATGGGGCAATTACATCCCCTACGCCATGAACCTCGGAGCGACCGACAAGCTCCCCGCCGGACTCGCGGTAGCCATCACGGCCCCCGTCGCCGGAGCCGGAACGAACTCCGTGTCCATAGCCGCCGCCCTCGCCGCCCTCGGAGCCAACGACGGCGCCAACATCCTCGGCATCACCGACGTCGTCCACGGCTACCACCAGGACCAGGCGGTCATCACCGCCATTGGCACCTACGGCGGCCTCGGGAACACCAGCTCGGGCCTCTACGGCGCCACGGTCCACCGCCCCTTCCGCTGCCTCACCGGCGACGTCGTCGCGGGATCCACGGGCTTCACGAACCTCCAGAGCCTTGCGGCCTCCAATACCCAGGACCGAACGGATGGCATCATCTGGGCTCCAGGATCCATGACCCACCCCGAAGAGATAGCCGCCAACGCCATCGGATATATGGCCGTGACGAATAACCTCAACGCCGCGCAGATGTACGTCGGCGCCATCCTCGCAGGCGTGGACCCCGGCAACGCCGCCGGAGCCGCGGCTACCAGGCTCACCGATGTCTACGCCAACCGCGTCACCGCCGTGTCCGCAGGCATCAGCCCTACCCTCGCCCAGGGCGGATACCTGTACCTCCAGAACGTGATCAGCTTCTACAACCCCGCCAACGTGCCCCCCGCCAACAACGGCTACCGGGAAATGGTCAACATCTCCAAGGTCCAGAACATGCTCTACAACGAGTGGCTCGCCTTCGCGAAACCCAAATGGCAGGGCACTTTCATCGTCAAGGACACGAGCGCCGTCACCGACGCAATCGCCCGCCAGAAAGCCCGGTCAATCGACGACGTCCGCGACGAATGGATCGCCCTGGTGACCCAGTTCTACAAAATGGGTTGGATCTACTCGACCGACCTCCCCATCAAGGCCCTTCAGCCCGGCGCCTCGAGCCCCGCGATCACGATCCGCCCCGCCGGCGACGGCTTCATCGCCCAGGTCCCCGTCATCCTCTCGGGCGTGGGCAACATCTTCGACTCGACGATCCTCTTCGACATCGCCATCCCCACGAGCTAAGGCCGGCAGGCAAGGGAGATTAGAAACATGCCCGTAGAATTAGACCAAGAGACCGCCGACCTCGTTACCGGCGTGACCAAGTACCTCAACGATCTCGACGGAGGCACCCGCGAAGCCGCCGATGTCATCAAATGGGCGATAGGCGCCGCAATCTCAGTCCGGCCCGATATCGTGGCCGCCCTGGCAACCGAGACGCCCGAGGCGCAAGCCCAGCGCGAAGGAGACAATTAAATGGCCGACATCACCATGTCCTACACGACCGCCGACGGCTCGAGCTTCTCGGCCACGGGCTGGATACACATCGAGTCCCGCGAGACCGAGGACTACAAAGCCTCGCTCGAGCTTCACCCCCGCACCGACTGGACCAGCCTCGGCGGCGCTAACCAAGACGTCTCCGGCACGATGAAGAAGCTCACTCTGGACGGCATCACCTACGACGTGCTCCCGGATTCCAACTTTTCCGAGTCCGTCGCCAAGTTCAAAAACGAGACGGTCCCGACATCGGGCCGCACGCTCCGCAAAATGACCCGGCAAGCGCCCATCGTCAAGAGCGTCACCATCGCCTGCAACCAGATCGAGCGCGACCGCCTCAAGGCCCTCGCCGAGACCGCCTGATAGACGTCCAGACGTCCTAAGCCGAGACCCTTCGGCTAACATTTTAACAGAGGTGAAACTATGGCAGTAGATTTCAGCATTCCCGCCCGCGAGCTACCGATCAGCGAAGACTCAGCCGCCGCCCAGGTCAAGGAAATACTCGCCTACTACGACTTCGACCTTTCTACCCTCGATGACCAGACGGTTAACAAAAAAACGGGCAAGACCGAGCGGCAGTCCGCGCAGGAAACCTTCGAGAAGCTCATCCCCTATTACCGCGAGGGCAGGCTCTCGAACGACAAAGGCGCCGGCGACACGCTCCTCATCGTCCAACACCTCAAAGAGCCCAAGGGCTCTGTCACCGAGATCCAGTACAAAGAATTCTCAGGCGATAGCCGCATCGCCTCAGACGGCAAGGGCGCCGACTTCTCGCTCACCATGGCCTACGCCATGATGGGCAGCCTGTCCGGATTCGGCGAGGCCGGAATCCGCAACCTTCGCCGCGGCGACCTAAGGGCCATGGAGGCCCTCGCCCTCGGTTTTTTCGTTGTAATGTCCTGACGCGCATCGACCAGTGGATGCTCGAGCTCTGGTATAGGCGCGAATCCTCGACGGTCATCAAGGCCATGGGGTATAAAGAGATGCGATTCTGGCACGGCAAGCATGACATCCTAGAAGCCTCAGAACGCAAGCAGGCCGAGGACGCCCGTGGCTAACTTCGCCGTAGCCATGGTCTTCTCGGCCGTTGACAAGCTGTCCCAGAGCTTCGACAAATGGAACCGAAAGGGAGCCGATTTCGAGGCAGGCCAGAAGAAGCATTTCAAGGGCGCGAGCGAAGCCGCATTGAGCTTCAGGAACGTGTTCGAGGGCAGCCTCGCGGCCAAGGGAGTCGAGAAGCTCCTCGATGTCGCCAAGGAGCTGCCGAAGCAATTTGAGGAGTTCGCCGAGCGCGGCGAGAAGATCGGCAAGATGGCGCAGACGATCGGCATAGCCGCCGACGAGTACCAGCGCCTCCAATACGCGGCGAAAATGACCGAAGTAGATTCCGCCTCGCTCGACATGGCCTTGAAAAAGCTCAACCTCGGAATGGGCCAGCTAGCGAAAAACCAAGGCCCCCTCGATACGGGACTTCGGCGCATCGACCCCGCCCTCCGCGGCCAGCTTAAGACGGCCAAATCAGCCGGGCAGGCATTCCTCATCGTCGCCGATGCCGTGAGCAAGACCAATAACGCCCAGCAGCGCGCCGCCATAGTAACCGCCGCATTCGGCAAGCAAGGCCAGGCGCTCATCCCCATGCTCCTCAAAGGCAAAGAGGGCCTCGCGCAATATATGGCCGAGGCCGACAAGTATGGCACTGTCCTCGACGACAAGGCGATCGAGGCCAGCGAGAAATTCTCCGACTCGCTGAAAAAGACCCGAGGCATGATCGATAGCCTAAAGAGCCAGGCGCTCGCGGGGATACTAGAGAAGCTCAATCCCATCCTCTCCAAGTTCGTCGACTGGGTCTCGGCAAACAAAGACCTCATCGCGCAGAAGATCGAGGCCATTATAACCGGTATCGGAAAAGCATTCGGGATCGCCTACAATTTCGTCAAAGACTTCGGGCCCGCGATCCTCGCCGGAGTCGCCGCGTTCTACGCGCTAAAGACCGCGACCATTGTCTTCTCGGTCGTCAACGGCATAATAAAAACGGCCCAGCTCGTAATGTTCGCGTTCTCGGCCGTCACCCAAGGCGCCGCCACCGCGCAGGAGGCCCTCAACCTCGTCATGACCGCCAATCCGATAGGCCTCATCATCGTCGGGATCGCGGCGCTGATCGCCTTCGTCGTGCTCATGATAAAGCACTGGAACGACGCTTCGGGAGTATTCGTGATCGTCAAGAAATCGATCATGTCGCTGATCGCGCTTGCGTTTATGCCCCTCGTGGAGATCATTGAAGTCGTTACGCGCGGCCTCGAGATCGTGGGAAAGCTCTTCGGGCTCAATATGTCCGGCGTGAAGAAGTTCCGCGAAGGCATGGAAGGATTCATTGTCCGTAATACCTTTCTCTCGGGCACCGACAATTCCAAAGATGCGAAGCCGTTTTGGGATAAAAAGGCGCCCAATTCCGCCGCCCTCGCCGCAAGCCAAGTTAACGTCCAGAATCAAGTCAACGTCGACAATAGCCGAGCGCCGGGCACGACCTCCACCGTCCGCGTCGCACCTCAAGTCCGCCAGGAACCCCCCGGCGCCCCCGGAGGCTCGAACCTATGAGCCCGCTCCGCAATGAGGCCAGACCGTGAGCACCACCTGGCAGGACCGCCTCCAAGAATCCATAACCCTCACCAGCCCCAAGACGAAAACCAAGTTCGTGTGCGACTGGGCGGGCTCGGAGATGTCTGCCGACAAGCGCCTGGGCAAGTTCAGCTACCCACTCTCCATCGGCACCGTCGTCCAAGACCTCGGCCTCTCGGGCTTCGACATGGCCTTCGCCGTCTACTTCGAGGGGCCGAACAACGACGCCGACTCCTGGAAGTTCCTGCTCGCCTGCGCCGAGTACGGCCCCTGGGATGTCGTCCACCCCGTGCGCGGCAAGCTCAAGCTCCAGCTCGTCAAAGTCTCCGCCAAAGACGACCCCATAGCCTCGGGCAATATAACCGTCGTCGACACGTCCTGGATAATCCCCGCAAGCCTGGACACCCAGCAGCCCACGCCTGCGCTCGGGGGCCTCGTCGATTCCACGGTCTCGGACGTAAGCGCCGGCGCCGCGACCGACATGACCCGCTTCCAAGCCACGCCCGCCAACATCGCCTCCGCCTATGACTCGGTCAAAACGGGCCTCGATTCCGTCAAAGGCGCTATAACCAACGTAAACGCGGCTTTCCTCAATGGCTACGGCCAAATCCAGTCCGGAATCGCCGCGCTCTCGACCGACGTGCTTTCCATCGCGGGGCAGACCGTCAACCTCCTGCAAACCCCCGGCCTCATGGTCGGCTCGATGGCCGCGCAGGTCTCGGGCTTCATCGCGTCCGGCCAGTCCATCCTCGGCCTCGCGCCCCAGACCCCTGGAATCAATCCCGGCTCCGACTACGCCCAGGCCTGCGGGGTCGAACTTGTCGCGCTTTCCATAACCTGCGCGATTGCGAATTCCGTAATCTCCACGCCGCCACTGACCCGGAGCGAGGCCATCGCCACAATCGACAACCTCCTCGCCTGGTGGTCCCAGGTTCAGACCACGCTCGACGGCACGCAAAACGCCTTCGCAGCGGCGAACCTCGCCAGCATGTATATTCCCATGGCCAGTACCTACCCCGACCTCATGGAGCTTCTGCGCCTTTTGATCCAATACCTCCTCTCCATCATCTACGACCTAAAAAAAGAGATTCGCTTCACCCTCAAAGCCGAGCGCGCGCCGATCGCCATTGCCATCGATTACTACGGCCCCAAGGGCTGGGACGATTCCTTCCTCGACCTGTTCATCGCCAGCAATGGCCTCTATGGCGACCAAATCAACCTGCTCCCGGCCGGGTTCGAGGTGGTCATTTATGCCTGACGTAAAACCCTACCCCACCCCTGGCTTCCTCTATAAAATCCAGCCGGGCGACACCATGACTAAGATAGGTCTGCGCGCGGGCATCCCTTGGCAACAGATATGGACCGCCAACCCGAGCATCATCCAAATCTCGAATAATCCCGACCTCATCTACCCTGCGCAAACAATCTTTATCCCCGGAGGCGCGCCCCAGCCGCCCGCGACAAACCCCGCCGCGAACGCCGGCCCCGACTCGTACAAGTTCATCCTTGACGGCCTCGAGGTTCCGGTCTCCGCCTTCCGCCTTCAGCGTTCGCTCGATTCAATTTTCGACTCCTGGACGGCCGAAATCGCGTGGCTCCCCGGCGACAATAAAGACCTCGACAAGCGCACCGCCGCCTATGCCTACCCTGCCGCGAGCCTCTACCTCGGCCGCTACCTCGTGGCCTCGGGCCGCCTTTACGATGTGACGCCCAAGGTATCCGACGCCGGCATTTCCAAAACCCTCGAATGCTTCACGGCGACGGTAGACCTCGTAGACTCCAAGATGCCGCCTGATTACGCGATGGAGTGGCAGGGCGCCACGCTGGGCACGATCGCGAAGGACATCCTGCAAAAGCTCGGCTACCAATATAAGCTCAACTATGACCCCAAAGCGCCCTATGACTTCGCCCAGCTCGAGAAGCTCCAAAGCCCCGCGGCCTTCCTCATAAAGCTCGCGGCCGAGCGATCCATACTCGTCACGAACGACGAGACCGGGGCCGTCGTGCTCATGCAACCGAACGTCAACGCCAAACCAGTCGGCACCCTCGAGCAGGCCGATATCTCAGCCGGAGCCAAGTCGCAAGGCGCCACCGAGTGGTCGATCAAGTTCGCCGGGCGCGAGAGATTCCACAACTACATCGTCATAGGCCAGGGCGGCGACGCCACGGACACGATATCCAAGGCCACCGATTCCAACGTGCCCGCGATACGCACCATGGCCTACGAGTCCGACTACCTCGACCCGAACAATACGAAAGACACTGCTGCGTGGCGCCGCTCATTGCAGGTCGCCAAGTCCATGACCTTCCCCGTCCCCGTCGTGGGCTGGTATTGCCCCACAGGCGAGCCCTGGGCTCCGGGAATGCTTGTCACGATAAAGTCCTCCGTCCTCAATATCCCTAACGGCTACGTCTTTTGCATCCGCAACACCGAGCATGTCCTCGACGAGCGCGGAATGACCTGCATCCTCGGCGTTTGCCCCCCGGCCGCGCTCACCGGCGGCATCGTCGACGAGCCTTGGGCCAGCGCGGGAGGAAAAGCATGATCCGCATCGGCAAGATCGTCGGGACGAATATCGACAAGGTGCGCAACGGCAAGAAAAAGGCGCGACTCCTGCAGATCGTATTCTCAGGCGGCGGCCAGGACGTCAAGACCGTCCAACACATGACGCAGGCCGGCATAGACGCGAATCCGCCCATCGGCGACACGGTCTCGCTCGAGCTTGAGTCTGGCGAGGGCATGCGCTTCGCTGTCGCCACCGAGGACTTCATCGAGCACAAGGCCGCGGCGGGCGAGTACGAAATCTACTCCTCGAACGGCACCGCCAAAAAGGCGCGGGTCAAGGCCAAGAACAATGGAAAGCTCTACCTCGCCAGCGTGACGAACAGCATGGACCTTTATACGGCGCTGGGCACACTCGAAAACGGGCTGTCGGCGTTCTGCACAACCGCAGGAAGCGCCACGACCGCGCCCCAGATTGCCGCTGCCGCTGTGACGTTGGCCACCGCAGTCACGAACGCGCTGACCCAGCTCGGCAAGGTATTGGACGGCTCGGAATGACCGATATCTACTCCGGCGACCCGCGCATTATCCTCACCGCAGACGGCGCCGACTTCGACTATATCGGCGGCCAGCCGGTCATGGACCAGGGCGTCGAAAATCTCGCGCTGATCAGCCTCCTCACGAGCGATGTTGACCCCGTGTCGGGCCTGAGCTGGTGCGGAAACATCTTCCTTCCCGTGGCCCAGCAAGTAGGATCGGACTATCAGCGCCTCGCCCAGGGTCCGCAGACCTTGACGACCCTGCGCCTCGTCGAGGACGCGGCCGTGCGCGCGCTTGACGATCCCGCCTTTGGGGCCGTCTCCGCGGCGGCCACGAATCCGACCTCGAGCTATGTCGAATGCGTCATCCATGCCGCGCCGGGCGCCCTCAATATCGGCGGCAACGAGTCGGCATGGGACGCGCAAGCCAATTTCCCCGCATCACGGAGGATCCAATGACGATACCCACTATCCTCCAGCTAGCCGCCCAGTTCCTGGCCTCGATCGAATCCTGGCTCGGGCAGAATACGCCGCTCGGCAACAAGGCCTACAACCGCGTCATGGCGACCGCCCAGGCCATGCAGGCAGGCGGCCTCTACCGCTACGGCGCCGACCGCAGCCTCGCCAACCTCGCGCAGACCGCCAAAGGCTCGGACCTCGACCTTTTGGGCGCAGAATATGGCCTCTACCGCAACCAGGCCCAGCCGTGCGTCCTCGCCGTCAACCTTCCCGCTAGCGACGGCACGGTCATCGTCTCCGGCACGTCCTTCCTCGGCGCCAATGGCCTGCAATACCAAAGCCAAGCCACCGTCACCGCACCCTCGGGGCTCACGGGCTCGGGCGCGAATCTCTCGCTCATGTGCCTCACTGCGGGCTCAATGTCTAACCTCGGCATCGGCGCGACGCTCAATCTGCTTCAGCCTATCGCGGGGGCCACGAGCCCGGCGACGGTGACGGCCGTGACTCAGGCCGGAAGCGATACCGATACCGACGACGTTTTCCGCGTGCCCGTCCTCGCGAAGGAGCGGGCCTATGGCGGCGGAGGCAATGCGGCGGACTATCGCACCTGGGCGCTCGGAGTCCCTGGCGTGGCCGGGGCGTTCCCCTACGCGGGCCTGCCCTACTATGGCTCGCTGGCGGCGGCAAACGCCTACGCGGCGCAGGTTGTCTCGATCCAGGGCCTGCCCACGGCCGGGACGTTCACGCTCACGTACAACGGGCAAGTCACGGGCACATTGCCCTTCAACGCAACGGCGGCCCAGGTAGCTACGGCATTGCAGGCGCTTACCGGGGCCACGGCGGTGGTGACCTCGCTGCTCTCGGGCGGCGGGATCCTTGTCACGGGCTTTACGGTCAACGCGCCTATCGTGCTCGGGACCAATAGCCTCACCGGAGGAACGAGTCCCACGGTTTACGTCACGCCCAACGCGCCCCCAGCCCGGTCGGTCTATGTCAAATGCACCACCGACCAGAACGCGGACGGAATCGCTCCGGCAGGGCTCATTGCCCTCGTGAGCGCCGCGATACAGTACAACGCGGCGAGCCAAGCTAACCAGCCGCTCGGGCTCACCATGGACAGCCTCTATGTGGTCCCGATCATCCGCACCAAGTTCTACGTGCAGGTGACCAGCCTCACCGTGCCCTCGGGCCAGACCGGGACCGTCCAGGCAGCCGTGCTTGCGGCGGCGCAAGCCTAT